ACCTCGCTTGCTTCCATTGCCATTGCACTCTCGCTGATGCTAATTGCATCGTTAGCGGTGAGAAGCGCGGCAAGTTCTCGGACTGCTCTATCAATACTTTCATTGCCATCCCAGTTCACTACATCTTGCTGAATCTTGATTGGAGTATCTAATCCAAGAAGTCTAGCGCGCCTTTCCATAAGGCGAACGATGGTATTGACTGAAGCGTTGTCACCTTTCATGGCTTTAGGCCATAGGGCTAGTTGTAGGCGATCTATACGGTCTAATTCTTGTTCGCGCAGTTCATCTGCGGGTTGTTGCATGGTGCGCTTGATAGCCCGCTTGTAGGCGAGATAAGCACCAGAAGCATCGGCGTAGCCTGTTTCCTCGGATATGCGTTGCCAAGTCAATCCTGCCCGGCGTAGTTCGAGGACTTTTATTTCCCGATCTACTAACTCGGGGTCGGGTACTTTAGAGTTTTGACTCACTTGTATAGATTACTTACTAATCAATTCGGCTTTAAGACCTGTCAGATTTTCCCAACGCTTTACTATTACATCAACATAAAGTGGGGTCAATTCCATTGTGTAACAAATTCGACCCGTTTGTTCTGCTCCTATAAGGGTTGAGCCTGAACCGCCAAAAGGTTCAACACATAAACCGCCAACAGGAAGGCTTGATTTCATTACGCGAGCCATCATTTCAACAGGTTTAGGAGTTGCGTGACCTTGCCTTTCTTCTCCATAAACTTTGTCAAAACTCCAGACTTCATTCATATTGTCATGGGTGTTGTCAAAATAAGCGCGAGTGGAATAAAAATCCTTTTTGAGCGCATCGTAATCCTTTTTGAGCGCATCGTAATCCTTTTTGAGCGCATCGTATGGTTTAGCAGCCTCTTGAAGTAAAAGGTAATATTTTTCAATAATAAAAGTCCATTGTGATTTGGTAAGCCAATGTTGAGCCATACTTGTTACTCCGCAAATTGCATTGACTTCTTTCATTGACCAGCCGCATTTTGCAACTTCAGATTCTAAATAAAATCGAATTGACTCCCAACCATCCCAATAATTATCTGAATTATTGTTAAAACCTTGCTCGCCAAGCATAATAAATAAACAGCGTTCTGTATTTACCGCATACGATCTAGTCAGTTCTGAATTTTGTCCCATACCTGATGGTTTTGACCAAACTATTTCGTTACGAAAAGTCATGCGCTCAACTTGTTTAAGCCCGTTAAACCAAAGTCTCCATAAATCTTCGGGATTGCCCCAAATATAAACACCAGCATTATCCGCTACATATTTGCGCAAAGTTTTAAACCAAAGAATTTGAAAACTATCAAGTTTGTCTGCGTAAAGATTATCGTTTTCAACGCCATCTTTTTCCTTACCCATTCCGTAAGGTGGGTCAGCGTGAATAAGGTCAGCAATTTTCCCATTCATCAAAGCGGCAACATGGTCTTTGTTTGTTGAATCCCCACACATAACGCGATGGTTGCCAAGTTGCCAAATATCTCCAATTTTAGATATGGCTTCTTTTTCAAGTTCAGGAATCTCATCTTCATCGCCGGGTTCAATATCAGCCAGCGCAGGTATATCAAATCCTAATTCGGTTATATCCCAATCAGCATCTTGTAATTCTAAAAGTTGTTTGGCGAGTTCGCCTTCATCCCATTCAGCTAGTTCAGCCGTTCTGTTATCAGCAAGCGCGTAGGCTTTAGCCGTATCCATATCCCAGTCATCGGGAACCTCGGCAACATCAATCTCTGTCCAGCCAAGAGAACGCGCAGCCTCTAAAGTTCCGTTGCCCGCTAAGACAACGCCACGGTGAACTACAAGAGGCTTGCGCTGTCCGAACTTTAGCAGACTTGCGGCAATAGCTTCTAGGTTACGCGCTGAGTGCTTTCGGGCGTTTTTAGGGTCTAGGGATAGCTGTGCTATGGATATTTTCATGGTTGCCTCCCAATGAAAGGTTAATGCGTTCGTCTAAGAGGTCATCTATTGCCTCTTGAATAGTTTGCTTTTTGCGCCAGTTCATGCGGTTGCCGTACTCGTCTATCTTCAGACGGTCATTGAGGTAACCTATTGCTTCGTCAATTTCGGCGATGGTTATATCGCCCGAAACTATGACCATGAGACGGCTCTTTCTAGTAAGAGAGCCTTCTCAAGCACAGAAATTCCAATGTAAGACACAGTTTCTCATATTTTTAGAAAATGTCAAATTCGATGGCGGGAGTCATGCGCCTGTTGTAAGGCATCTAGGTCATAATGTTTCTTGCCGTTGTATCTCATAGATTTAATCTTATCATCCTTAATCCACCTGTAAATTGTGGCTTTGGAAACTTGATAGATTTTGGCGGCTGACTCTAAATCAATGACTCTCAAGCATCTTTCCTAACAATCGCCATTTCTTACTATCCCAAATAGTGTCACACGCCCTGCACTTAATTTCAAAAGTTCTATCTAGTTGCTGAGGGTTAATGCGTAGAGTAGCCCCGCAAGGTTTTTCATCTTGTCCGATAGTAGGGCATCTACCAATAGTAATCTCATCTGACTTATGACCTAGAACGAATTGTATTTTGTGCGCCGTTGTAATAACTGTTGTGGCAAGTTTATCTGCATCAGGATAGTCAGTACGCGCCCACTCAGAACGCTTGAGGATGTATTCAACCGTCATGGTGATTTTGTTTAACTCTTCACCGCGAAAGGTAATGCGGGTTTCCTGGCGTATAGAACGCATTTTAGTTTCATGTTCCATAAGTGGCTGACTAATCCCTCCGGTGCGTAGATGTAGCGTTTCCAACTTTACGGGGATAGGCGATGAATCACCGCTTCCCGACACGCGCTCTCCGTAACCTTTAGTGGGTAAAAGTTCAGACTCAAGTTCTGTATAGCAAGCAGGAAACTTCTCTAGTTGCAACATGGCGTATTGCCAGCAGTTATCGCAAATTGAGTAATGCTGAAACTTTTTACAGTTGGCACATTTCATTTATTGCGTTTAGCCTTAAATGCCTCTACTTGTTCGCGGCTATAAAAAACAATTTTGCCTTCTTTTTTTACCCAACGCAAAAGACCGCGATGTTGTATTTGGTGAAGGTTGTTGTGGGTAATGCCAAGAAGCTTGCATACCTCTTTAGAAGTTAGGAGTTCCAAAATGAGTCTGCCTCAGCCTGTGGCTTAGGTTGTGCGTACTTCGCTTTAGGAATAACTGCAAATGATTCAGCTTTAATCTCAATACCAACTTTGGTTGTTCCGTCTTTAGCTTGATAAGTTGAAACTTTTAGGTTGCCAATAACAAGAACCTTGTCACCCTTTTTAATTTCAGTTGCCGTTTCTGATTGCTTGCCTAGTACGGAAATGCGATACCAAACAGTTTCGCCATCAACCCATTCAGTACCTTTGCGCTCGCGTGGAGTTTCAGCTAATGAAAATGATGTAACGCCAAACTCACCATTAGCACCCTTAAAGAATTTGATTTCGGCATCTGTGCCGACATTGCCTGTTACTTCAACTCTTGCCATGATTCGCCCTCTATCTCTATGTAGTTGCCTTCATTGTCTAGTCTAACAATCCTACTATCAGGCAGGTGCAACGGGTATTTCTCCGTATCTGCGTAAGTAGGAACCATCCACCCCTTGACCGTAGCCTTCGTTGGGTTGAGGTGGATGGAATCTGTGCCTAAATTGTGGCAGGGATGGCATACGCCAACAAGATTGCTGACCTCATCCTTGCCCCCTCGACTTTTTAATTTGCGGTGATGAAGGGCTAAATCCGATGACGGCTTACCGCATCTCTCACAATAACCATTTGCTCTGGCTAATACTGTTTCAGCTATTATTTTGTCCATTTTTCCTGCTCAAAATAAATAAAAGGTGCTGCCGTGTATGGGTCTTTATCGGCGGCTATCTCTAACGCTTTCTTAATGCTCGCGCCAGCTTTAAGAGCGCCAATAGCCAGCGAACTTCCGCTTCCAATGCTGTATATGCCATCAGAATCAAGACAAACGGCAAAATCATCAGCAATGTCAAAAACCTCGCCACCAATCGCAATAAGAAAAGCAAACTTAGTTTCATCATCTTTATCATCATCCCATTTGTAGTCATTATCTTTGAAGCATTGTTTCATTGACGGCACAACTCGGCTAACAATAAAATGATACAAGTCTGCTCTGTCTGTTGCGATTGGTGCAGGTGGTTTCCAAATGTGCTGAATGATGTCGCAAGCCGCGCTCTCTCCGGCTCCCGCAATAATATATGGGCCGCGTTCAACAATTTTTGCCATTTGTGGATGTGAATACTTGCGAGTAGCTGTTACTAAAGAGTCTGCGGCAATATGAACCCTAGTGGGAGTTATCTTGGCTACGATTGTGGTCACGCGGTTATCTTACACCATTGTAATTTAAGTGAGGGGGGAGCGACTTGCGCTCAACCCCCTCGTATTCATACTAGGAACGGCTAGTATGAAATCTAGTACCAACCATGATTAAGATGGAAGGCGTAGGCTTGGCATGAATTTCCGTACCGAACCTTGATATATCTAAGCCCCGCTTGTACCTGGATAATTGGGTTAGTCGTTTTGACATAACCGTAATTTTCCCAAGTGTGCGGCATAAACTGAAAGATACCGAACGCCCCTGAACTATGGTTTCTAGCCTTAGTATTCCAATGGCTTTCTAGTTTTATCAAATTATCTAAACAACTGAACTCTTTAGAAGGTACAAGAGTCTTGGCATAAGCGCGAGGCTGATGTCCAAACCTTTGTATTAGCTTCATCTGAGGTTCAAGAGCTATGGCTGGTGTTGCAAACGCTATTCCTACCGCAAGCGCGGCTATTAAAAGGAAGCGCCTCTTGAACTCTATTAGTAGCCAATCTCTCCCCTGACTAGAACTTCGATGGCTGTGCCTCCGTTGTTAAGTGCGTTCATTTCTGAACCTCCTTAGTTGTCGGTTGGGTTTATTATAGCAAGTCCGTGTTTGGCGTAACCCTCAATGTCTAGCCAAGAGTCCTCATGCTCAGGATTTGCGCTTAATCGGACTAATTTAAGGGCAATCATCATTTGGGCAACCTGCTCAGGCTCAATGACTATTTTCTTATCAAGAATCAAGCTCCACATAAGCCCAATCTTGGTGAAGTTTTCTGTGGCATCGCCGTACTGCTCTTGGCGTTCGGCAAGAATGTGCTCAATCATTCTCCCATCCCTATAAAGAACTTGATTAAATGTATATCCCATCCATGACGGTCAACATTAAACCCAAGAGCAATACCTCTAAGATAACCATAGTGCAACCAATATCTTCCTAACTGGCGTTCTTGCATTTTACCCTCCGTAGATACTTGTAAGTGCTAACAATAAATCAGCAATGCTTTCTTCTAATAACATAAGAAATTCTAAATCGTTTATTTTTTACCTGCCCATCCATCTCCGCGAAAGACAATGCCGGGCGGTGAGTTAAATTGCTTATTCATCTGTTGCCCACATTGAGGGCAGTTAGGTATGGAGCTATCTTCAAAGGATTGATACAACTCAATCATGGCTTGGTCTGCGGGGCAGCGGTATTCGTAATTTGGCATCAGAAAAGTCCTACCTGTTCTATCTCTGAAACAACCCACACAATGCAATCGTTTCCATTTTGATTTTGTCGAGTTTTGCCTGAGTCATAAATCAAGTCATCCTTGAGTAGAGATAGGCGAGTAGGGCGAAGGGTGTCACCTGGCATATTAAGTGCGGTTTGTATTTCTTGGTCAGTAGCTCCGCGCTCTTGTTGGTCAAATATGTATTGAAATACCTTGGCGCGATTAGAGCCAAATTTAGGTCTAGCCTTTTCTTGCGCTGCTAATGATGTTGTTCTCATTCAGGCAACCCATACTTCACTATGGCAATCGCAGCCATCTTTGTACGCTTAGTTGCAGAATACCAATCAGGTGAAATGCCTGTTGGTGTTTCAAGTTCTTCAAGGTCTTTGGCAATTTTGTCGCGTAAAGATTTTTCAATGTCATTTATTCCGCTCATTTTTCCCCCAATGCAATCTGAGCGCAAGCATCCTGAACCATAAGAGCTACATTATCTAACCCTAATTTAATAAGTTGCTTGCGGTTGGTAGTAAGTGGCATGGCGCAAATCTTCTCGTATATGTCGAGCCTTATCTGTGCCTCAAGTGTTGTAATGACTTGCTTGGCAAGTGCGTTGCCTTCAGGTGTGTCAAGAATTAACTGCCCATCCTTAACGCTCCAATGGTTTTCTTTACAGATTATCTTCATCAAAGGGCCTTTCCATGCTAGTTCCAATTAAAAAGATGGCTGTGGCAATAGTAACTGCTATGGCGATTATCATGCTTGGCGCTCCCATGTGTAGTTGCAATGAGGGCAAAGGGTGGAAAGATAACCGGCAAAAATCTCACCATCATCTTCATAAGGTTTATCGCAACTTGGGCAATCTACCTCAACTGAACCTGCATAAACTCCGCGCATTAGTTCACCCACTTATCAACATCGTAGTTGGTGAAGATAGACCAAGTGCCAAGAGTAAAATCGCGCTTGGTAACGGATTCTTCACCAACTAAACCCAAGTAATGCTGACATAGCATTGTTTCGACATAGCTCTCACACCAATAGATTTTGTTAAACCCAAGAGGTGCGGGTGCGCCGTCAAAACGATTAGGGTGCTTGAGAATGTCAGGATGCCATTCGGCACTTAGATAAGTGAGGCGGTCAAAATCCTCAGCAGTCATTGTAAAAGTGACAGTTGCCATTATTTTGCCTCCACTTTATCCCCTTAATCCATTTGCACTCGTGTCC